TTCATCCTTCAAGGAGGGCTTGGACTTGCAGTAGATGATTTCATCGAACAACAAGAAGCAATCAAAGCAGCAGCGGAGAGAGCAATGAAAGCGGTTCAACCCGACTTTGGGTTTAACCAAATCACCTCACAGCTTGACAGCATTCAAGCAACAGCGGCCCAAAGCGTATTTGATGATGTAATCTTACCCGACTTCAAGCGCTCGATTAATGAGAGCTTGAGAGATCTCTTGGTTGACGTTCCCACTAATATCGTCATGAGCAATCTTGAGCAGAGGTTGAAACGATCAGAGGGAAAGCAACTTACAGAGGTTAAGACACGAATCTCTCAATATGGGCGATCAATCACAGCGGCCGCAGCAGAAGCGGCTGACATGAGCTTCTATTTATACACCGGCCCCAAAGACGGCATCACTCGCCCTTTCTGTCGTCAGCTTGTTGACCTTGTTGTGAGCAAGTCCCAGATGAAGCGGTTAAATAATAACCAAGGCTTAAGCGTGTCAACCGGTGGAGGTGGCTACAACTGCCGTCATAGTTGGTCACCTGTCACCAAGGGCTTTATAGAAGCGGCCGGCCTTACAAGGGCTAAGAGCTCCGACATCACCAAGGCCAACTCAGCAGCAAAGAGGAAATGATGCGAAAAGCAATTACAAGTCAAGCCTATCTCTTTGAATGGAACTCACCCTCACCACTAAGCGAAGCTCCTACTATCAGCATCACCGGTGGAGCGCTCGCGTATAGTGAAGCGATGACACAGAGTAGAGCCAATGTCACAGTCTCAGCCATCGCAGCAGACAGAAGAACATTGACTCTTACAGGGAGCGCTGACTCTCTCCACCGAGATCAAGCCAAGGGCTATCTCGTCACTGATGGTGATACTTGGTTTAGTGTGACGATTAGCAGAGTAGTAGGAACCTCAGCGATATTGGCCGAACCTCTACCGCGTGAGATCGACCTAAGCAACAACGCGACTCTTGTTTTCTCAATGTACTATGCAACCGTAACAACCGCAGCGGTGACAGGTACAAGCGGTTATTATTCCTACTCAGTAGCATATTCAGCAGACCAAGGTTCACAGAATCACAGCAAGGTTGAGCGAGGTACACTCAAAGTCACTCCTAAGCCTTTCGATACTGGGCTTGACCATGATGAGTTTGTCGCTACTTTTGCGAACCTTGCCGACATGATCCCAAGAAGACAGTCTGACTTCTCAGCACAGATCAAAGCTAGCCTTGATGAGATCGCGCTTATGATCAGGAACCACTTGAGCGCTGATGATCTTACAGAGGATGAAGTTTTCAACGCTGAGAGTTTCAAGCTAGCTCACGCTTATTGTGCAGCGGCTAGAGTTTATGAGTTAGCGCTTCAGCTTGATGCAGCGGCCGCGATGCGTGCAAGGTGTGAGGAGCTGCTTGATTCTGCTTTGAGCTCGGTCACTCTTGATATTGATGGTGATGGGATCATTGATAGCAATGAAGAGAACCTCTCTAAAGTTGGGGGAAGTGCTCGCGACTTCCGCGCATCATGGCGATTCTTCAATAAGAACGAATACGACAAGCGCTTCACACCTAAGCGAGGAATGAGACACTAATGAGCGCTAAAGTGAATCTCAATCTACCAAAGAGTCTTTGGTCAGCTAGGGACTCACAGCAGCTAGCTTTCAATACTGTAGCTGTAATCAAGATTAGGACAGGTAAAGGGCTTGATGCTGATGAAACCCCATTCAAGGATTACTCTACTACTCCCCTCTATGTTGCGAAGAAAGGTGCACGTCTTACACCCAAGGGCGGCCGACCATCTAGGACAGGGAAGTCAATCTATTACGCTAAAGGGTACAAGCAATATAAAGACGAGAGCCGGCGGCGAGGTGGAGCCGGTGACAGTGCGGAAGTCGATCTAGTCTTAAGCGGTAACATGCTCAATAACTTTGTAGTCAAAGAAGCAACTGATGATGGTTTTGTTTTAGGACTCACAAAACATGCTCAATACGGTTACTATGTAAACGAAGATAGAGAGTTTATCGGAGTAAGTGACCGGGAAGTTGACATACTCGCGAAAGCTGTAGAGATCGACATTAGGAGGAAGCTCAAATGAGCCAAGGCATTTTCTCAGCGCTGACCTATCTAGAGAACCTAGTTCAAGGAATCACGCCTAAAACAGATCTCCATCACGGCTTTGTTGCCATCAATAGAGGCGGTGGGCTTACGGTCTCCCTTGAAGATAGACCCAACTCAACGAGATACTTTGAATTAGCTCTTGACGGTCTCGCTCAAGACGATGGGGCGGCCGGTCTTAGTGGTCGCAAGCGCTGCCGGGTTAACTGTCGGGTCAGATATGATGTACCTCATGATCCAGGGTTTATGACTCGGCAAATCAACGAAGACGCCGCCGACCTCATCAATACTCTTAAAGGTCCGCAATACTCGCTAGCTACAACTGGAATACTGAGCTTGATACCTTATGAGGCTCAATTAGAATCTATTACTGATGCACAAGGTGACCGCTTCGCTTATATCCTTGTCCTTCCCTTTGATCTTCTTTATTTGGAGGCTTAATCATGGCAGTGACTCACCGCTCCCTATCAATCGCTGTTGAGAGTTCTTTTGGTTCGCTCAGCGCTTCTACCGGTCTTCCTTCGAACTCCGGTTTAACTTACATCTCTATTCCTTGTGAGAGAGACCCCATCGTTATTGCCGGTGAGCCGGTGGCGAGTGAGAGAAATGACGCTCGCGATGGCTCTTATTTTGTACCACCTGAGCCGGATACTGTTTACTCAAGCGGTTCTCGTGTTCGTCGTCGCACCGGTCAGATTGTTTGTCGTGTTGACCTCACCACGATAGGCACAGCGGGCGCAAGCTACGCTAGCAATTATCTTGGCTTGCTCCTTGGTGCAGGCTTTCAGACCAAGATCCCAAGCGTACTTACCGACAGTGTGACAGCGGTTGACGCTAACACATACACACCCTCAAGCGCTCCGGCTATCGCTGACATTGGGACGCTCATCAGCACAACCATCAACGGCCGCGCTGAATACTCAGCGATAACAGACAACGAAGATGCAGCAAGCAAAGTCACGATCTCACCGGCCTTGAGCACTGCGACCTATGACGCTGTAAGAGGTATGCAAACTTGGTATACGCCCAGCAGAAGCAACACAGGCTCTTATGATAACTCAGTGGCCTTCCGTATCGATGGCGTAAACTTCCGAACTGAGGCTTTCGGTTGTGTCATGGAGAGCATGAATATCTCTCTAGATAGTGGCCGCTTGATGGCTGAGTTTACCTTCCAATGTGCTTACATCACAGACGATCATAGCTCAGCCACTGGACCGGTTGAGCCGGCTTATAACACTGGAGCCGCTCCTCTCTTCCGTGGCTCTTATGTTGTGCTCTCTTCAACCTCTCCATCTTCGCTAACCAATGCGACAGCAGGCGACAAGCTCGGACGAACGGCGGTAGACTGTGAAGACTTCAGCCTCACCTATACCAACACTCTTACACCTCTCGGCCGCAGTAACTCTATTCTCGCTATGTCTAATATGGATATTAGTGACGTTAGCGTTGAGCTGTCTTTGACTCTCTCAACGGTGAACACTGCCATAGCTGACGATTATTTCAATCGCACAGTAAGACAGGTTCTTGTAGGAACCGGTCCACAAGGAGACGGCCAAGGGTGCGCTATCATGCTACCGGCTGCACAGCTCACCACTGACCCAAGCGCTTATGATGTGAGTGGCAACGATATTGTAAGACAACAGCTTACATATCAACAGAGCCGCTATGCCGGAGACTTCTCAACGGAGTCATATGAAGCCAACGCAGGAAACTCTCCTTTTAGAATTGCACTAGGACTCTAATCATGGCCTTGACCTTCCTGACAAACAGCGAACAAACGATTAATATAGTAGTCACTTGTGACAGCGAAGTGACAGCGACAAGCGAACAGCGTGCAGCATACCTTAAGGGCGGTGACCTTTCTGACCTTGGGGAGGTGAGCGAGAGTGCAACACGATTCACACTTAAAGCGCTCTCCCCTTCTGAGAGGGAAGAAGCAGAGGTGAGAGCGGGTGCATATTCACGCTCAGAGCTTGGTCGGATGTTATGGGTTGAGTCTCCTTCTGACCAAGGGGAGAAAGCTCGATGGCATCATGCTTTGACCGATGATGAGCGCTCAGCAATGAGCGAGTATCAAGCCTATCTCTCCAGGGTCTATGTTGAAATGATCAGAGGGAGCTTGACGCATATCAACGGTGAAGCGGCGAGCGTTGAACAGGTGGACATGATCAGACCGGATAGCGACCGCTTGACCGTCGTCTCTGAGTTGGTTCTCCATATCCAAAGAATCAGCCTTCTAGGTATTGAGGGAAAATAGCGCTTGCGGCTTCGGTTTGGCTTAGTCATTCAGGAAGTCGCGCTTGGTCGTGTGAACAGTGCCAAGCTAAGCAAGGGTTAAGGGCGCTTCGTGGCAACTGTGGAGGTGCGTTTAAACGTGGCCTTCCACTTGCTCAAGAGGATGATCAAGGTCTATTCGTTCCCGGTTATCGTGTCGCACCAGACTGTGGAGAAGAGTTTGCAGACCTTAAGGTGAGATCTTGCCCGGTGGCCGGTGCTAATCGTCTAGCTTCTATCATTCAAGCATACCGAAGACACAGAGCTGGACTTGCTACCATCAAGGAGACATACCCATCACCTTCATGTGCTCTACTTGAGGCGGTTGATGTGTTACACTCCAACACAGAAGAGTCCATCTATCGAGCACAAGAGAGAGCGATGAAGGAGGCTAGTCATGGCTAATAGACAGATTGAAATAGATGTTGTCATTAACACCGAAGAAGCTGAGAAAGGCTTCGATAAACTTGAAGAAG